TGTTTTTCCAACCGCACTAAATGTTAACTCTGCTGGTTGTTTTGATGGTTGTCCAATACCATTAAAGCTAAATACTCTTATTTCATATTCACCAGCATCTGAATTAAATATTTCAGCATCACTTGATAATGTTTCTATTTTTTTAAAATCGCCATTATCAAACCTATATTGAACTTCATATTTTGTCGCAGCAGATTGTGTTTGCCAATCTAAAGTAATTTTAGATACTGCTTTGTTATTAATTAAAACAATTTGTTCTGAAGCCTGTAATCCTACAGGAGGATTTAAAACTTGTGTAAGAATGTTTATATTTCTTGTTGGTAAGGCAGAACCATCTTCTACAAAAGCATACTTACCAGAATCATGCGAAAGTGCTGTAATTGAAAATGTTCTATTCTCATTTTCTTTTACGCTAATAACTCTCCAGGTTGTTGTTTCAAGATTTGAAGTTTCTAAAATATAAGGTGCGTGTTCATTTGGAGCTGCACTGAAAGCAGAAGAAACAGTAATCGTTGTCCCAGAAATAGCACTTATTGTTTTTTGTTCTAATGACCCATCAGGCAAGATTACAGAAATTGTTGGACTATCTCCAAGGCTTGGAATATCTGTATTATTAGAATCATCTAAAACAACCACTGTTGTGCTTGTAACGCTGCTTAAAAGACCTCCACGCCTGACACCAGCTTTAAGTCTGTCTGATATTTCTATTACATCACCACAGCGGACTAATACACCAGCAGCCGCAGTTGTTGTAAATGAACAAGTCTCTCCAGAATTTTGCTCATTATACAAAAACCAACGACCTAATCTTCTTGCCTGATTACGGCTGGTTGTAGCAAATGCTTTTATATTTTTAACAACAATTCCATATTTAGCCTGTGTAGATGCGTCAGCCTCTACAGTTTCAACATCAACTTCTTGTGTAGTCATATCAAAATAACTAACATTTATTACTGTGTGTCTTGTTTTTAAACTTGAACCAGCATAAAGAAAACCCTCTTCTGTTACATTTGCATTTGTAAAGATGTATGAAGCTGTTTTTGGTGCGTCTTGAGATATGGAAATACCACCAGCCGAATAAAAAGGCATCACTCTCATCACAGAACAAAGAGCATTGATAAGCCCGTATGCTTCCTGTTGTTGCGTTATGTTCACATTACAACTAAACCTTGGCTCTGTTGATCCATCACCATTACCAGCATCAACTGATGCTCCGCAATATTCACTAACAGTTTTAAATGTAAACTTATCAAGATTAGATTCAGCAATGCCACAACCCGCCCTAGTGTCTGAGAGCAAATCGTATAAAATCCATGCAGGGTCTGTTGTCCATTCTTTATTTGTTTTAAAACTTCCATTAAACGTACCAGCATAAGAAATTGCACCTGTTTGTAAATCAACAGTTGCATTATGTGGAATTTTAATTTTACGACCTCTTATTCTATAAACTCTTTTTGGTATTCTTGGGAACTGTTCTGCACTTAATCTCAAAGCAACATGAGCAGTGTTTGCATAAGCATTTTGCTCAAAGATGATATTTGTAGCTTGTTGAAATTGAAAAGCATTTACTAAAGTTGCATCTGTGCTATCTGCTGTTACCCTTTCAACTCTTATAACTACAGGGAAAGAAGTTGTTGATTTAAGTTTTACAATATAATCTCTAAAATATGCGTTTGTAGATTTTCCTTTAACAGTATCATCTATAACTGTTGTTGTTGTCCCATCATTTTCTATTGTTTTTATAAGTAAGTTAACTTCAACTCCAACTATATTTCCATTAGTTTTAAACTTTTGCATAGATGGAAATCTTAGTGTAACCCTAACAGCGTTTATATTTGTCTGACTGACTGTGTGTGTGACAGGATTTGAAGTAGTTACAGTTGTTCCAATTGAAACCTCAGTTTCGATATTAGAAATACCATCAATAAATGTCTGATTACTTGTGCCAAGTCTGAAGTCAAAACCTACATCTTTAAAATTAAAATCACTGTCTTCTGGAGTGGTGTTGCTCGCAGCTTCCTGTAAAACTTGAGTTCCATTCAAAAAAATATCTTTTTTAAAAGCATTAAAATAAGCATCAGATGTTTTATCTGTAATACTTTCCTTTGACGCTGTGGCTGACCCTTCAATTTCGCCTTCTCCTAAAAGCTCAACAATTGTATTAAACTGCTTGGAGGATAATACATTTTTAGGTAAATCTGGATTATTTAAAGTAGTATTTTGATCAAATTCTTGTATAGCCATTAATTATTACCCTCTACCTGTACAGTATCAACACCATTTGAAACCACAATAGAACCTACCAAAATTTCACCATACACTAAATTAACGGGAACACCCGCATTACTAATATTTGTTAGTCCTGTAAATGAATAGTTTGAAGCCAAAGCTGAAGGGTCTAAACTGCTTTGATTACTCACAGGAGATACAGGGTCTTGTTGTGGCGTAAGCATTGAAGTCACACCATCAATAATCATGGTAGTACCAATAGTTGTAAGGGCAGTTGCAATTAAAGTGCTACCAAGAAAAGTACCCGCAGTTATCGCACTTCCACCAACTAAAGCACCGATACCAAGAAGAATCGGAAGAAAATTACCATGAACCACAGGAATAATCTTTATATCATCTTGTGATCTAAAATTTAATAAATCTTCCGTTATTACTTTTGCACCTACTTGAATTGTATAAAGTTGGTCAGCCATATGTTTCTCTATTCCTTTAAAATTACAAATTAAAAAACTTATCGCTTCCCTTGGTGTATTTAAATCAACTTCAAATTCAGATTGACCTAAAAATTTTCTAAGTGTTCCGTAGACTTTTATTTTTTTAAGCATCTATTTCATCAGGTTGTATTACTGCTATTTTATCTGATTTTGGCGAAACAAGATAAAAAGTTAAGTCTATTGCCTTACAGCTATATTTATCTGATTCAGAAAATTCAAGGATATCTTGCGGGTGACTGTGAACAATACCAACAATTTCATCAACAGAATCTTCTACATCGGCCCAATCAAGTGGATTAATTACAAAAGATTCTGCTTTAAATTCATTTGATATATTTTTACAAGGATAATATTTTTTTATATTGTTTTTAATACCTATAATTCCACATGATTCCTCTGGATCACATTGCTTTGCGTGTTCTATTGCATCTTGTTTCCACAAATAATTCATTATCCGTTTATAAAAGTACCCACACCAGCAAATTCATTTCTAGTAACCTGTCTTGCAGGTAATTTTTTATTTGCTTGATCTAAAGAACCAACAAGTTCAAATTGTACGAATCGCCTAGTTTCAGCAGTTTTTCTGTCAATAAAAAATATTTCTTGTGGCAATTCATTAGATGATGGCGTACCAAATGGATTGCTACTGCTTGGAAAATTTGCTGCATCAAGTTCACTTGCAAGTGTTGTTATGCGTGTAAGTTTTGCATCTGCCAGATCATTATGTGGTGTTGTTAGATTTACGATAATTAATAAATCAGTCATTGTTATAACAGACCCACTTCTTGTGATACCTCCTAAATTAGCGATAGTTAGTGTTGGTCTTGGAATTTGTCCTCTACCAGAAAATTCTGCACCTTCAAAAGTTATAGGCACTCTTTGATATGAATTCCCCTGCCATACTATTTCTGCATTAGAGTTCATACTTGAACCAGCATGAAATCTGAATATTGTGGGTACACTTGATGGGTTTCCTGTTGCATAATGCAAACCCTCTACAAGTTCTAAAACAAATAGTTCAATTCTTGAACTAGGATTCAGTTTTTGTAGTTCAGATACTGGTATTGCCATTATGGTTCCGCTACTTGTTCAAAGGTAAGATTTAAGCTAACTCTATTTTTATATGGAATTGATTCTGATCGTCTTACACATTTAACTTTTATTGCTGATCTATTTGAAGGAGTATAATCAAAAGCTTCCATACCGGCATCAAAACGTGCATCTAAAAAAGTATTTATTGTATTTGCATCAGTTTGAGATATTTCAAATTTTGCTTGTATTGTTAAAAGTCTTTTATTAGCAGGTAAACCTTGAATAAAACGCTGTTCATATCCATCACCTAATTTTACTGTTATAGCATCTTGGTTTACAGTAATTTGTTCCCCATAAATTGGTTTTATATTTGGAAAGGTTGCCATTATGCTAATAAACCTCCAGCTCGTTTTTGTTTAATTAATTCTGATTGTATGGCAACGGCAATTTGTTGTCCAAGGTCATTGCCTTTAACATCACTACCTTCAACCTGACTTCCGCTAGCATCTACATTTACATTTATATTTACAGATCCGCCTAATTGATTATTAGGAGTAATATTTCCGGATCCACGAGGTGTAAAAATTTCAGGTCCGCGTTCTCCAACTATATATGATCTTCCACCTGTAACAGGACCACCTTGTGCTTTTTTGCCAAAAATACCTCCTAATATACCACCAAGAAAACCTTTATTTTTTCCGCCATCACCGAATACTGCATCACCTATACCACTAAATAAATTAGAAAGTGCTCTATCCATTAATTTATTTTTTAAATTATTTAAAACATTAGTCATTGCTTGACCAAATGTTTGTGTGCCATTTATTGCACCTTTAATATTTTCAACTAAGCCTTGCTCTAATGTATCTCCAAGTTCTTTAGAAATATTTACCTGATCTTTTACTTTTTGATTTAATATTTCTTGCCTGTCAATTTGATAATCTTTAAGAATTAATTTACTTTTTTCAAGACGTAAACCTTCATCTTCTATACCCATAACTTCTTCCATCTTATTTTGAAATTCAAATTGTCTTTCAAGAAGTTGTCTGTCAATATCATTTTCTTGTTGTTTTATTTGAATCCTTTGTCTTAAAAGTTTTATACTATTAGCTGCTTTAGAATTATCTGAACCTTTTTCAAATGTTCTTTCTTCTTGCTTTATTCCAGGACCAGAAATAGCTTTTCCACTTGCTGTATCATATGTAAAATCACCAACTTTATATGTTTTATTTTGTTCCATAATTTTATTTAATTCTTTCATGGATTCATTTCTTTTATCTAATTGCTCAATTTGTAGTTTTAAATCAGCAATATCCTGAT